GTTGTCCGCTAAAAAATCTCCAGCCCTACGGGTAGTATTCAAGCCTTCGGTTTTAGTCGGAACCTTGCGGAATGTCATCCTCGGCACCTCAATTATTGCGGCATCAAAAGGCAACCATACCGCACGTCATACAGACACGCCGGAATAAAAAAAAAGTCGTTCTGGGAAACGGAGAAAATTAAAAAAGGCTCCACCCGACGACTCCAGAAATCCAGAATAAATTAAAAACTTACAGTTATGGCAGCAAAAAGAAACATCCCCGAAGCATGGAAAAATCAATGGTCTAAATTCATGTTTAACTTCTTTGATTACTTGCCTACCAAGTACGAGGCTAACAAACGGGAGTGGTCTATCCGCAGGATGATATGGGATTTTAAGGACGGGAAGCGCAGTGCGTCTGTGGCAGAACTTGTAGCGAAGAAGATGCGCGAGCAGTTCGGTGCGGAGGTTTGCAACGTGACGTTGGTCTGCATACCAGCCAGTAGCGGAGAGAAGAACGAAATCAGATACAAGGCTTTTGCCGAAGAGGTGGCACGGCTGACGGGGTGCAGGAATGCGTACAAAGCAATTACCATTGAGGGTGGACGGCTTGCCATCCATGAGACGAAAGCGGCCAAGACGGTGCAGACGGTGGAGGTCATCAAGTTTGACAAGCGTTTTTTCAAGGGTAAGAAATGCCTTGTATTCGATGATATACTGACGCAGGGGCATAGTTACGCACGGTTTGCGTGTGCACTTGAAACGCTTGGGGCAGAGGTTTTGGGAGGCTATTTCTTAGGCAAGACAATTCTTTTATAACAATTTAATCCATACAATTATGAATACTCTTTTTGATAACGATTGCCGCTACATGAGCGACAGCGAACTGATTTACGAAATCAGCAACAACAGACAGATTGTTTCGGACATCGAACGCAGCAACGAAGTGATAGACCTTGAAAAATTGTTTTCCTCTTTGACTCCTGGACGCAGGAGGGTAGCCGTGGCAGCCGTGGAGATGTACAAGAGACAACTGTCGCAGCAGGTGGAACGTAGGCAAATAAGGATGAGCAAAGACGTATACGAACTGATGGAGCCGTTGATAGGAGATTTGCCGAATGAGGAATTTTGGGTAGTGTCGATAAACCAAGCCGGACGGATTATCAAGAAAGTACGCATATCGGTAGGCGGTATTGACCAGACTTCAGCGGATATAAGACTGATTATGCGCGTGCTGATTGATACGGGGGCGGTGCAGTTCGCAGCGGTGCACAACCATCCGAGTGGCAACAGCCGACCGAGCAATGAGGACAAGAGGCTGACGGAGCAACTTAAAAAGGCGGCAGGGTTATTCAATATTAGGATGATAGACCATGTGATTATAACGAATGGTGGATATTACAGTTTTGGCGATGAGGGGCTGATTTGACGGAGGGGTGCAGGGCGCACCCATTCCGTTTGCTCGCATGCTCGCAAACGAAATGGGGCCCGAAAAGCGGAATGACTGGTCGTGTTACCGTTCCTTCAACCACGGAGGGGATTTTTACTTATGGTAATAAAATAATTACCCTATTCTTTGTGGGTAATAAAATAATTACCTATCTTTGCAGAGTAATCAAAAACAGATAACGATATGCCAACAATTTTAATTTTATTCGGTTTGAAGTTTAGAATTTATGTACGTGACCACGAACCGGTGCATGTACATGTACTCAGTCAAGACGGTGAAGCCAAGTTCCAGGTAGGTGATGAAATCCGGTTGATGGTCAATAAAGGAATGAAGCCCAAAGACATAAAACTGGCTGAGTCTATTATTGAAGAGAACAAAGAGTTGATTATTACAGAATGGGTTAAGATATACGGCAAATAAGCCGTATATCTCTATACATAGAAAGGAGTGATTATGGTAGCGAAAAAAGTTTGGTTCGAAGGTGAACGAATCTACATCGAAACTGATGACGGTCGTACGTTGTGGCAGTCAATCTTGTATTATCAAAGATTGAGGAATGCCACCAAAGAGCAGCGCGAGGATTATGAGCTGGGAGCTTTCGGCATTCACTGGGAAGAGATTGACGAGGATGTTTCTTACGAGAGCTTTGAATATGATGATCCAGAACCGGCAGGTATCTCCCGCTTGTTCCTTACACACCCGGAGATAAACGCTTCGGCTGTTGCCCGACGGATGGGGATGCAGCAGAGTTTGTTGGCACAGTATATACGGGGAATTAAACGTCCCTCAAAAGAACGGGAGCAGGCGATATTGAATACGGTGCGTGAAATCGGAAAGGAATTGAGCGGTATTTCAATTTAAAAAGAGAAGCGGAGCAAAAAACTCCGCTTTTCTTTTGTTGTTTCAAAAGAAACTCTCATCTTTGCAGTGCTAAACAGTTACGGTCACACCGTATCGCAGAGCGCGGTCAATGCTCAATGAATTTCAGTGGGCTTTTTTTATGCCCATACATTAACCATTTTACTGACGTCAGTAAAATGATACATACGAAATAGGCGGCTGCCTTTCCCATTACACTTTTGCTCTACGAGCGGAATCTGTAACTGTTTAGCGACACGGGAAATGGCAGCCGTTCTTCTTTTAAGAAAATTGCCTAAAATGCTAAACAGTTACAGTATGAAAAATCAAACATCCGGTGCGCTTATCGCACCAGAACCCGCAGGGATTCGTGTATCCGAGAACTTGAAAGCTCTGAATGAGCAAGTATCCAACATCCAATGCCGCTACTACCGCGTCCTGGCTCCCGATTGCGAAATAAAGACCGAAGCCGATTGCTGGTACTTCCGTGCCATTGTCTGGGCATGTGCCGCGATGGTGTTCCCTCCCCTACTGGCGGCAGCCGCGTTGTGTGTTTATAAGGCAAAGAAGTGCCGGAAAGGGGGTGAGGCATGAGCAAACATAAAAAAATCAGCGAAGATGGCATATTTGTAACGAGCCAACGCAGTCATTCAGCTACCAACACCGATGAATATAGTTATATGTTGTCGTATGGTGGTAATTATATAGCTTGCGATATGTCTGCCGATGAGTTACGTGAAATCATTTCCTGCATGCAAAATGCCCTAAAGGCTAATGGGGAAGGAGGTGAGAAATGAATACCGAAATCAATAACATCGTATTGACCTCCTCCATCAGCGAAACCATCTCGATTTTACAAAATGGCGTTGCCAGTGCTTGTTGCAATACCATAGATAGAGCTACCGGATTAATCCTGGACTTGAAAGTCGACAATGAAGTTAGTGCTGATGACATTATATCCGTAATAAGTGATTTACGCATTGTGTCATCCATGATAAGAAGCTTGACTCCGGAAGAAGAGAAAGGAGGCGCACAATGAGCAAGAAGATAGGATTCCGTTCTTATCAAAACGACGAAGAACCGGACAAACAAGACGAATTGGAGAAGCAACAAGCCGAGCGGCAGAAAGCCATAGCAAACTTCATCGGCCAGAACTATTCACCCATCGGTACCACTTCACAGAAATGTTACAAGACCACCGCTGAACTGGTATATGAGCTGTCGAACATTGTCGATGTCGCTCCGATGGCGCTGGCCAAACAACTGGCTGATGCCGGGTACCATGTAGAATATTTGGCAGGACAACCCTACTGGGTGATGTACGAGAAGCCATAAAAATACTAACCGGAGATTTTTTTATTTTTGAAGTCCTTGCTCGTGAGAGTAAGGGCTTTTTTTGTCCTATGAGAGCGGATGGTTGGGCTCTATCTTTGTGACAAAAAAAGAGATATGATACGTTTTTTCACAAGATTCGTCGCCACCTATGGGTATGATTCACCGAAGGAGTTCTTTCTTTCGGTGGCTCCGAGCTTCAAGTACAACCTGCAATTTCCGGCCATCTCCTTCAGCGCCGTCACTGCCGTAGTCAGCGAATGGATAGGCATTACACCGTTCCTGGCCATGGCCATGCTCGTCGCCATTGTCTCAGAGATGTGGACGGGCATCCGGGCAAGCAAGGTCCAGGGAATAGGATTTGAAAGCTTCCGTTTCTCACGCTGCATCATCAAGCTGTGTATCTGGCTGACCATCATCTATATCACCCACTCGTTCTATCTGGAGAGCAAGGCCGGAGCGGAAGAAAGCTTTGTCATGCTGCTGGCCACCCTGTTCTTTTCCATTGTCAAGGTGTTCGTCATGACCTGGTTCTGCGTCGAGCACGTGACAAGCATACTGGAGAACCTGGCAGTCATCGACGGCAAGCCGAAAGATGCGCTGATCAAGCAGGTGGGAATATTGTGGGTGACAGTCACGGATAAATTCAGAAGAAAGGCCGATGAGACGGAAGGTTAGCCATATGTTGCTTTGTGCGGTTATCGCATTTCTTTCCGGCTGGGCCGGCCACTGGCTGGGTTCCCGGAAACGGAGCATTGTCCATGTACCGGAAACGGTGGTCAGGCATGATACGATACGCTCTGCCATTCCGGAACCGGAGGTGATTGTCCGTGAGGTACCCACAGAAGTGGATACGGCGGCTATACTGGCCGACTATTTCTCGGAGAAGCATTATCTTGATACAATTATTGAACGCCCTTACCTGAAAGTGGAGCTGACCGACGTCATATCCCGCAATTCATTGCTTGACCGCACGGTAGTGGTGGACTACCGGCAACCGGTCGTCTGCAACAATGCTCTTGCCTTAGGTCTGGAAATTGGACGTTCCTGGCAAGTCTTGTCGGCAGAATATCGCCATAAGCAATGGGAGTTCAGAGCAGGATATGACTTGTACAACAGGTCACTGGTGTTGGGCATTTCTAAAACCCTTTGGCAATGGTAGTGGACGGCATACATGATGGAGTGGACTGCTTCATCTCGGAAATCGGGGAAATAAAAATCTCAGGAATCACAGATGAACAGTTGAATGTCCGTATTGAAACCGGAGGTACGGAGATTTTCAATGAGAGCTATTACGCTTTGAAAGGCAACGTGGTAATCCATGAGATAGGGGAAATGCTCCGCAGTCACTTCTCCCTGCATGACCCGAAAGGGATGTCAAACAATGTAGTCTCTTATTATCAGGCTCCATTGTCCATAACCGCTGTGTTTTCAGGCAAGCAGGACACAGTCCGGAGGAGTTTCAATGCTTATTACAGCCGTTGTCGCACATCGGTATCCCCGTCAGACGTACTTTTTCTGACACACGAGAGCACAATCCGTACAGCCCATGATAGAATGGAATATCTAACCTTTACTGCCCATAAAGGCATGTCGGTGGACATGAGCATAGCCTACATGGATGCGGGAAAGGAAAAGTACAAGACAGTCAGTGAGCAAGTGGATGCCACTGCCGGTATGCTCGCTGTTTCTTTTTCACTTGATAAGATTGTACGTCGGTCCGGTATTGCCGTATCATCCATCACATATTATGATGTCCTATTGAAAAAAGATGGCACTGTAAAGGATAAGGTGAGATTTGTCAATGATGACCGACAGTATAGGAATGTCACCAATTTCATTTACCGAAACGCATTCGGTATGCCGGAGACAATGGCATTCACCGGACTGGTGGAATATTCCCCCGAACTTGAGGGTGATCCGGTAGAACTGTTACAGAGAACCGTCCGCACTTCATCCAAATACATTGACAGCCGTACGGTAAACAGCGGCTATCTGGACACCAGACAATACGGAAAGGTACTGGATCTGATAACAACTGATTCTTTGCAGCTGTATAATACGGAAACATCGACGGAAGTGGTGACCACTGACATTGATTTCTCTCACAAGCGTACCGGCAACGAGAAAATCAATGTCTCACTTACATTCCGTCAGGCATCACGCCTGCATCTGGCTTTCGAGCGTACCGGTGACAATGGTATTTATGGGCGGATATTCGACAGAACATTTGACAATACATTTGAATGATATAACGATATGGAGACAATACGCAGAAACCTGGCTCTGGCCGACATGGACATCCGCACGGACGAACGCGGACGCCGGCGCATCTTTTCGATAAAGTTCGTCAGCAAGGAAGGCAAGGTCTATTTCATGCCCCAGGCCTACGCCTGCGGTGCAGGACGCATGAACATGAAGGAATACCAGCTCCGGGGCGTGCAGCCCTGCGACTGCAAGGGAAATCCGGAAGGACACCCCTACCCTGTGGATATTGACCTGATACTGGAGTATAACAAAAAGAAAATAATATTCTGATGAACATATTGTTTAATTCAAGCGGCATTCCCCTGCTGATGCAGTCCACGTACATATTCGGCGAAACGACGGGGACACCCCAGAACGAAATGAAGGAGCGTACCCGAATCCTGGCGCCATATGACTTGTCGAATGTTTCCTATATAGACATCGACGGAGTGAAGGTGCGTCCATGGGGAGATGAGAATGATTTCCCCCAGAAGGCGGCTGAAGAGATAGGAAACACCAGCGTGCTCAATACGGGCCTGAAGTTTCTTCGTAACCTGACACTTGGGCAAGGCATATATCCTTGTACGGTGAAAGGTTACGACAATGATGGCAACGAGATACTGAAGCCCGTTACCGATAGCCGAGTACAAGCTTTTATTGCTTCCCGGAATGTGAGGCGCTACATGGAGAAGGTGCTTCGGGATTACTTGAAATTCGGCAACGGTGCCGTCCAGTTTGTGCCGTCGGCTGCCGGCAATTCTTTTGCAGGGGTCAATCCGGTCAATGCGCTTTACCGCCGTTATTCCGAAGTGGACGAATACGGCGCCTGCAAGTGCATCATTTCCGGATATTGGCCGCAACGTCCGGACAAGGGACAATACACCAGGCTGGATGTGCTCTCCGAATACGACCCGCAGATGCACGCCGAGGTGTTGAAGTTTGCCGGAAAGGTGAGGGACGGTTTCATCATGCCGGTACGCGACAGCTGGAGCAACGACGACCTTTACGGCATGCCCATCTGGTGGCCCGCCTACGTTTGTGGATGGGTGGAGATAGCCCATCTTATCCCCCATTTCCTCAAGAAAGCCTACAAGAACCAGATAACCTGGAAGTGGCATGTACAGATACCGTATTCCTACTGGGAGAAGAAATACCCGTCCAAGGACTATTCTGCCAAGGAGCGTGAGGCGGCCATACAGAAGTATATGGATTCTGTGGAGCAGAACCTTTGCGGACCGGACAATGCGGAGAAGCCCATCTTCTCTCATTATGCCGTGAACGAGATGAACGGCAGGATTGAGGAGGAGTGGAAAATCAAGCCGCTGGAGAACAAATACCAGGGTAGTGACAATCTTCCGGTGTCGGCAGCCGCCAACTCGGAAATTCTGTTTGCATTGATGGTGAATCCGAATGTGCTCGGTGCAGGTATGCCCGGTGGCACCTATGCCGGCAACCAGGGCGGTTCCAATATCCGTGAGGCTTTCCTTGTGAACATTGCCAACGCGTGGATTGACCGGCAGAATATCCTGGACCCTATAGAACTCTATATCAAAATGAACGGCATGCCGGAATGCGAGCTGCGTTTCCGCAATACCGTATTAGTAACCCTCGATACCGGCAGCGGTACCAAAAAAACATTGAGCTAATGATATTCAGTGCAAAAAAATGGAACAACGGCAAGGAGCTGAAAGCGGTGATGAAGGTGAACACCGCCATCTCCTTTGACATGATGGAGGCACCGCTCCGGAATGCTTTCCGGCAATACCTCGTACCGTTATTGGGCGATGCGATGGTGGGAGAAGTGGTCGAGATATATGAATTCGGTCCAAATCCGGATGTATTGGAACAGAATACCGAAGGGGCAACCGAACGGGAGAAACTGGACAGCCGCCTGCTGGAGATCTGCAAACGCGCGAACGCGAACCTGGCGTTCTGGAACGATTTCGATGAAATCAGCATGCGTATCACCGATGCGGGCTTCCAACGTCAGAAATCCGACAACGGCGAATCATTCCAGCAGGTGTACAAGTACCAGGAAGATAACCTGCGGGCATCGTTACGCAACAAGGGGTTCAATGCGCTCGACGAGCTGCTTGAGTTTCTGTATGCCCATATAGCCGAATATCCGGAGTTCGCGTCCTCCCAGGCCTATCAGGACCGTAAATCAGCCATTGTCCGCAGTACCGCGGATGTCAATGACGTCTGTTTTATCAATGGCAGCCGGATTGTTTTCCTCCGTCTGCAGCCGCACCTGAAGTTTGCCGAGGAGATGCTCCTTCAGCCGGCCATCGGTGACAAGCTGTATGAGCATCTGATTGACGGACTGGTAAATCCCCCAGAAGACGAAGAAGCCCGGAAGAGCATGGAGCGGTTGCGCCTTGCCTGCTCCCGCTACATTGTGGCAATGGCGGTCAGACGGCTGCTGATGGAGACGGGTAGCGTCACGGACCGGGGGCTGTACTTCACCGCTGTACAGCCGGGTGAGAAGGGCAATGAGGAGAAGAGACCCGTCGATACGGAGCGCATAGCCGTACAGATCCAGAATCTGAAAACGGATGCGGACATGTACATGACCGTGCTGCTGCGTACGGTACGGAGCTGTTTTGAGAATTTCTATGAGGGTGATCCCAGGCAGATATACGACCGGGACAATGACCATAAACGCACATTCTGGACATGAGGGAGCTTCGCATTGCATACCGTAGATTCGGAATCCGCCATGAGATAATCCGCCGGGTACCTCAGAAATGGGAGGAGCTGACACCGGCACAGTTCCTGCTCGTGTCGCGGCTTTATCTTCAGGAAATAGACGAACCATCCTTCCTGAAGGAGTTCTATTCCCTGCCGTACGGGGTCGGTTCCGACACCTATTACAGTTATAAGCTGAGCGAACTGGTGGAGTTCATCAGCGACTGCCGTGTCCGGATGGACCGCTTTATCCTTCCTGCCGTCTCCGGGCTGAAAGCGCTGGGTGACCGCCTGAAGGGGATGTGTTTCGAACACTTCATGCACGTGGACACTGCTTTCAACCGATATGTCCGTGACGGCAAGGATGCCTCACTGGACACTTTCGTAGCAATGCTCTATTTGAAGGACAACGAATATATTGTCCTACCATCAGGTGGGAAAAACGGCTTATTTAGCAGGCAGAAACCGCTGATACTGCAAAAACGGATAATGAAGGTGACAAAGATTGACAGGCACGTCAAGTATGCCATATTCCTGAACTACGTTTTTGTCAAGAGGTGGCTTTCAAAGGCTTTTCCTTTCCTCTTTCCGTTGGATGATGAACCGGAGGAAAAGCGGAATAGTCCCGCCGCACCGTCAGTCAACTGGCTCGACATCTTCGACGCCTTTGTCGGTGACGATGTGGCGGTGATGGAGAAATACCAGGCGATGCCGGTGGCAACGGCATTCCGCCTGCTCAACAAAAGGATACGTGACGCCCAAAAACAGAAGAAATGACTTTTTCGGAATACATAGAGAATCTGGCTGAAAGGCATGTCGATATACGACACAAGGAGAATGATGAAGTACACTTCCTCTCATCAGAACGAGAGAAGCATACGGCACTGGACAGCGTGCTCCACTATCCGGCAGTGATTGTGGACCGTGGCTCAGGATTCGGTTACGGCGGTAATCCGGGTGCATACCGAAAAGACCGCGATTACCTGCTCTTCATTGTGGAGCATGTGTCCGACACCTCCGACTATGAGCAGATAGAGGCTGCCCTTGACAAGTGCGAGCGCATTCTTGATGAGCTGCTCAACCAAATTTTGGAAGACAAAAGGAAGAAAAGGCTGTGGCTCGCTTTTTCCTTGGAGGATGTGGAAGCGGATTATGTGGTAAACAATGATAACCAGCTTTATGGCGTGGTTGCGGCAATACATCTGTCCGAACTTTACAAGGTTTTGAATTGCCGCAATGCATTTTTATGATACAGTATGTCTGATACACTTACAACATTGAAGGAGCTGGCGGCACAAGTGCGTGGTGCCACCCGAAAAGGTGAGAATACGGCTGAACGTGTCGGGCGTCTCTTTGTGGGCATCCTTGCCCTCATGGAAGAATCCGAAATTTCATTCGAGCCTTCCGAGGGATACGATACGCTTGGGACATTGAAGGAACTGGCGGCACAGGTACGCAGTGCTACCGAGGACAGTGAGAATACCGCCGAACGTGTCGGACGTGTTTTTGCCGGCATCCTGGATCTGCTGGAGCAGTCCGGTATCGAGTTCGATACTGCCGAAGGAGATGATTCCATAGAGATTCTGCAGTCCCTTTCCGACCAGGTACGTGGTGCCACCCGAAAAGGTGAGAATACGTCCGAACGTGTGGGGCGTCTCTTTGCGGGTATCTTGAATCTTTGGGCAATGAGAGCGGAGGACTGGAACAAGGTCATACCGCCCGTCTATGTCCGCAGCGACAACGGACGGCAATATCTCGGCATCTACAACGCGACCAAATCGGTCATGGAGGACTATCCCGACGGTCTGACGCAGGATGTGACGATAACATGCACCCAGACCAACATAGACTACAAGGGCAACAGATACCAGGATGAGGACAGCATGTGGAGCGTGGAGATGAAAGGCTGGAACCAGGATACCGCACATATACTTACCATTGACGGGGCCGGCAAATGCACACTCGACGGCCGCGGTTTCGGTGGCATACATATCGAGGATTGCAGTAACATCATCATCCGGGACATCACCTTCCTGAACTTCAATACCTACGAGGGTGTTTATGCACCGGAGGAGCCCGCCTGCATCTATGCCACAAACATCTCCAAACGCAAGCCTTGCCGCAACCTGTACTTTGAGAACCTGACCGTCAAAGGGCAGAGCACCAAGAGTCCGAACTCCAATTACCGCACCCGCTACGGCATTACGGTCAAAGGATACGAGAATGTGTGTCTCCATAATATCCGTATGTCGCAGGTCGTTGTCCAGCCGATTTCCATTACAGACGCGAATACCGTCTATATATCAAAGATAAGATTCTCCGAATCAGTGATGCAGGCCGAAGTGGTCGGGCACCCGTCAATCATGAGCCTTTCGGCAACGGATGTCTATATCATGGATTGTGACATAGACGGCAGCCATTACAATGAGGTAGCCATTTCCGTAGGCAAGGTCAAACAACTGTTCTTAGAGCGTAACCATATCTACAAGACCTGCGGACCGGTCATCGGAATAAGCAATGAACTCGGCGCGGACAAGATATTCATATCCGGCAATTACATGCATGATAACATGGAGCTTCCGAAATACCAATGGGACTGCACGTGGTTCACGTTCCCCGGCATGTCCAAGGAAATAATAATCGCGAACAATACCTTCGTGTTCAGCAGCGGCTATTTCCAGGAGTTTTTCGCGCGTTCGAGCACTTCCGCTATCGAAAGGCTGGTCAATGTGAACAATATATTTGTCCGGCACAATGAGCAGAATCATGGCATCTTCATCCTTTCGAGCGTCCATAGCCTCATAAGTGGCAGTAATATTTATAATAAGGAGACCGTATTGTACTCCATGGCCGACAATACTTCACCGGTGTATTTTGCCGGAAACAACCAGGGAAACCTTGCGTACATACAAGCACAGGGATATGAGGCTGGCACGGCACAGATTACCGACGGGAGCGCCATCCTGATGGATGACCGCCCGTGTCTGACAGCGGAACTGGCAGCCATTCACAAGAGCGTCGCGGAATATGTACGTGAATTCGATTACAAGTACCAGACGAATGACCGGGACAATACCAGCATCGGCTGTGACAACTACTACAGCGTCGAGTTTGACGAGACAGCCGACACCACCGATGGCTACGACGGTATAAACCGTTACAGCAATGAAGTCTTCAGCAGCGCTGCCCAATACAGTATGCCGTCAGACCAGACCCTGGTGTTGCTTGCACGGTCCAAGAACCGGGACAGGATGGTTGTGTTCAACATAACCAAATCGGACGATGTCGGTAACCGGATTGTATCTGTCGGCCGCCTGGCATCGTTCTCCATCCGTCCGAAGCTTGACGGGAACGGAGAATATACAGCAGACCAGTTATATGATGTAACCATTGAATAATGATGAATATATGAAATACCACGAGATTCTGAAAGCCCTGATCGGCATTCCCTCCTTGTCCGCAAGACTTGACAACCCTTTCCCTCTGGTCGGGGACAAAGTTACCATATCAAGTACAAGCGAATGGGTGAGGCAACACGAGTATCTGCTTGATGGTGGAGCCGGGCCTGAACGGTCTGTCCTGGATTGTGTACTGGGAAAATCCTCAGAGACTGTAGATATGTCTGCCGCAGGTGAGTTCATACAGAGCGTCAGTGTATCCAACGATAGCGGCAACGCTTCTGTCAGGAAAATCGCATATCCGATGCTTCCCGCCACCGAGCCCTATTTTATGGTTACCGCCACTGAGATAGTGCGTGTCGGGGAAAGGGGCTATCTTTCGATATATGCCGAAAACGGTTATGCCACTTCCCGCAACAATACCATCGTTGCGCGTATATACAAGGAGAATGAACCGGAACCAGTGAAAACCGTCGGCTTTGACACGAGCCGTCCAGGACCGACTGTCTGGGCGGCATCCCCCTATACCTTCGATGCTGTGTCCGACCGTGGAATATACGATGTGGAGGTGGACGTGACAGATGTCCTGACCGGTGTGACTTTTACCAAACGTATCAACAAGCTCATAACCGTTACCCCCGCGCTTGCCCCCCGTGATGAAGCGGTTGAGTATCTCGTCCCCGACGCCAAGATTGTGGGTGGAGCCGAGAGCTGGATTATAGACGGTAAGGATTATCCGGCAGGCTGTACGGTTATCCTAAAATATGACCCGCAGTTCGGTGAGAGATACCCCATGCGTCTGCGTCTTGACAATTTCAAGGGCACGCGGGAGAATCCGATCATTTTCACGATAGATACTGAGGAGCCGTTTGAATTCAACTGGTTCTATTGGTTCGGCATACTCTTCAATGACTGCGCCCATATCGTCTTTGACGGTAGGGGCTATCATAATCTAGATAAGGGGTTCAGAATGATTGCCATGCCGGAATTTGCGAATATCGCCATACAAGTCACCAACTATTCGAACGAGCTTGAATTCTTTGGTATCGAGATCGACAAGGCGGATTTTGCCGGATTCATGATCAAGACAGACCCCACGGCCGATAACCCCCAGGGGTGGTGGCCTGCCTATAGGCTGGAAAATCTCAGGCTCCATCATAACCATATTCATGACACGGTCGGAGAAGGGAGCTATCTGGGACACTACAGTCCTAATTATTATACCGGTACCAACAGCAACGGGGAGGAGGTCAGATACCGTGCGCACCACTTGTACAACACCCGCATATACCGTAATATCTATGAGAATCAGGGTTATGACAACTTCCAGCTCAATAATGCCGAAGATGCCGAGATATGCTATAATGAATTCATCAATGGCGGTAACCGTATGGAGAAGGACCAGACATCGGCTCTTGCCCTCGGTCTCAGTGGCAAAATATACAACAATGTCATACGCGGGCATTTCGGCCCTGCCATCCAGTGCCTGTGCATGGGTGATGTGGAGATTTTCAACAATATCATCGCTCCCGGCACGGAAGTCTCAAGCGCTTTCTATCTGGGGGGCTTCCAGGAACCCCCGCAGTCCGATTATGATACCGGGTTGACAATAGGGCATCTGATTAATATACATAACAACATCCTCTTCTCGTATGGCGTGCCATATCTGTTCAGTCAGGCGAACAAATGCAAGAATGTCCGTATTCTGGACAACTTCTGTGTACATAAGGGAGCCTGGGGAGGTCAGGCGGCGGATATAATGTCCGGTTGGAAAGTAGAGGGGAACATGGAACTGGAATACCCGCGTTACCCTTTCGATTTCCAGGCTATTGACGAGCGGTACAAGATTGCCGATTCCATCAATCTGGACTATCGCATTGCCGCCTCCTCGCCTCTGGTTGAAGGAGGATGCGGCGACAGTTTCCGTTTTGATTTCAACGGCTATAAAAATTGGTACGACAAGGTGTTCCCTATAGGCCCTTTCCTTGGGAAATATAGGAGTCCGGACATCGTGGATGCCCTTTTCGGACTGTCATCCATTGTGATAGACGGAGGTGCCGCCAGTACCTTGAGCAATAAGGTCAGCGTGCGGATGAATTGCAAGGGTGAGGTGACACATTACCGTATAAGTGAGAAAAGGGACTTTTCCGACACGGTGTGGTCGGAGTGGAGCGGTGATACCGTAGAATTCACATTCCTTTCCACAGGACCGAAGACATTGTACTGCCAGATAAAGTCGTCTACGGAAGAGAGCGCTGTTAAATCCGCATCCATCATCTATCAGGAAAGCCCGTTGGTACTGTCCTCTGTCGTGATAGAGGACGGTGTTCCTGAAAAGAACGGAAAGACTGTGAGTGTTGAAATATCATACAGCGGTTCTGTCATGCCCCGATACTACCGTGCAGGTGAAACGGAGGATTTGACCTCTGCCGGTTGGACTGCGTTTACGGAACGTTTCTCCTATACGTTTGATACAACGGGCGCGAAGACCTTGTATGTACAACTGATGGACGGATTCGGGCAGATGACTGAAACCCGGTCCGCAAGCATCACCATCAATCCGCCGCGTAAGGCAGTGGTCAGTATAGGATGGGCCTATGATGATGTTGCCCCCGGATGTGTGTTTGACAGTGGGCTTGGCATCAATAGGATGAATTACTCGGCGACAGCCCGGACCTTTGTATGGGATTCCGGGGAAGATGCCGGAACTGTCGTCAAAGGGGACTCCGTCAATTTCAATGAGGATATCAGGGTCGGTGGTGCAACTACAGGTGACGATAGTGGCATGTATCCGGACAGTGTGTTGGAGAAATATGTCAGGTATAACGGTTTCCCGCAGAATACATACGGACACAGGACAGCCTCGATACATCTCTCTCCAGGGACATACCGTCTGCGGCTGTTCTGTTCCCTGAACTCCACTTATAAGAACTCCACGGAATTCATGAAGGTACAGACCGTCGTGGACGGTGTTGCCAATGTGTTTGAACTGCCGGACGGTTATGATGTCATAGGCAATCTCACCCGATGGCTTGAACAGGAAATCACCGTACCGGAATCGGGAATGTTCGAATTGCAATGGGGGATGGAGAATGCGACAAAAGGATGGATGGAGGTTCCGCTGAATATTATAGAAATAGAAGAAACGTAAGATAATGAAATATATAAAAGTAGTATGGCTAAAGCAGAAATCTTATTCAAGGTCATCCGCAAATGGGAAGGCGGATGGAGTGACCACAAAAATGACAAAGGTGGCAAAACCAATATGGGGATAACCTTGTCTACGTGGAAATCATGTGGTTATGACAAGGATGGTGACGGAGATATTGATGCGGATGATTTACGCATGATTACTCCGGATGACGTTTTTCATGTTTTCAAGAAGTATTATTGGGACCGTTACCAAGCGGACTTCATACACAACCAGTCCATTGCGAACATCTGTGTGGATTGGGTGTGGGCCTCCGGACGTCCCGGTATCACAAGGGTACAACAACTACTGCAAATCAATGTAGACGGCATCGTAGGTCCTCAGACGGTTGCAAGTATCAATCTGGCCAACCAACGGCAGCTGTTCGAAGCTATCAAGACAGACAGAATCCGGTTTATTGAAGAAATCTGTAAAAGGGACCCGTCGCAGCTTGTATTCCGGAAAGGATGGCTGAACCGGGTCAATGATTTCAAGTTCTCTGTCCGCTGAATTCTTGTCCTTTTTTCCACTCTTTTCAGCCTTTAGTTTTGTGTCCGGAACTAAAGGCTTTTTTATGGCAATAACTGAAGAAAAGAGTTTAATGACCTCCGAGAAATTCAATCGAGGAGTTGAGAACTGGACGTGGAAAGTCAGGAATACCTCCGTAAATATTCTACAACGGACACACGCAACCGGCAGATTGCGTAGGGAACTGCAATCCCGTTGGCTGAAAGACCGTGAAGGTGGACCGGCTTATGTCGGTCTGGGTTTCCGCTTTGCCCGGTATGGTGCGTACCGGGAGTATGGCGCCGGGCGTGGATATATCGTCAAGAACGGAATTATAATGAAGGGACATTCGGCATGGAGCGATAAGAAGAAACGTCAGGAACTGCGTTCTTTACGTGTTTCTGAATATCGTATCCGGCGCATGCGTACCGTTGATGAACACTATGCCGTTATCCGGCGAAGTCCCCTACCCTGGTTAGACCCTCCCATTGTGGATAACATCGAATCACTGGCAGATTTATCCGGAGAGTATTACGGTGACCAGGCACTCAAGAATGTGCTTCAGAAGTTTGATAAAATAACAATTGAAAAACGTTATGGCAAAAAGTGACAAGACTGTCAAAAGAGGTGTCTACTTGTACATCGATGGCAAGGAAATTAAGAATGACATCAATTCCATTGATTTGGAGATGAAACGCCTACAGCGTGACATTAAGGAAATGACACGCGGCTCTGAGGAATACAACCGCACCATGGCGAAGATACAGCATCTTCAGGGGATTTTAAAACAGCATCGCCAGGAGATAAAAGGCATCACCACCGAAACCAAGAAAGCGACTGTCAGTATTGGCAGTATGGTAGACTGGTTCAACCGTTTCGGTGGAGTTATCTTGTCCGTAATAGGTTTCCTTACCGGTTTTACCCTTGCCTTGCGCGCCATCAGAGACGAACGCAACAAGTTGGAGGAGTCCCAGGCCGGGCTGAAAGCCTTGACCGGACTTGATGATGACAGCATTGCCTGGTTGACCGGGCAGGCCAAGACGCTTTCCACCACCATGACAAAAGAGGGCTTGCGTGTCCGCCAGTCGGCAGCCGAAATCCTGGATGCGTTCATGCTGGTCGGTTCGGCCAAGCCGGAACTGCTTGGTGACAAGGAAGCGCTCAAGGCTGTTACGGAGGAAGCCATGCGGTTGCAGGCGGCAGCCAAGGACATTACCCTGAACGAAGCGGTTGATTCACTTACCTTATCACTCAACCAATATGGGGCGGCAGCAGACCAGGCAGGACGGTTTACCAACGTATTGGCTGCCGGCTCCCAGGCAGGTTCCGCCAATATCGCAAGCCAGGCAAAGGCTATCCGGAATGCAGGTACCGCAGCGGCTTCGGCCAATGTTCCCATTGAACAGACGGTCGCATTGATTGAAACGCTTGCCTATCGGGGTATAAAGGATGAAGTGGCCGGAACGGGATTGAAGAAATTCTTTCTGGTTCTTCAGACCGGAGCGGACGAGACCAACCCTAAAATCGTCGGGTTGGATAAGGCACTGGAGAATCTGAAGAACAAGAATATGGATGCAGGCGCCATCAAGAAGATGTTCGGGGAGGAAGGCTACAATACCGCATCCGTAATCCTTCAGAACACGGAGATGGTGAAAGACTTCACCGCTGCCGTCACCGGTACCAATGTGGCGTATGAGCAGGCGGCCATAAACAGTGATACTGCACAGGCCAAACTGGAGCAGGCACGCAATAAGATGAAGCTGGCAGCCATTGATTTGGGAGAGAAACTGAATCCGGCTCTGACGGTGAGTACGAATATGCTGACCAATGTGCTCAAGTATTTGCCGGGATTGATTGACTGGTGCAAAAAATGGGGTGGTACTGTATTGTGGCTTAGTACGATATTGCTTGTATATGCTACCCGGCTGAAGATAATTACAGCATGGTATTCTATTTGGAATTCACTTACCAAAATTGCGACAGTTCTCAATTTGGCTTATGCCGCATCAATGAATACATTGTCTGGTTATACAGTGACATCATTTGGAAACTTGCGTAAATTATCAATGCTCATGCAAGGACATTCTGTTTTACTTAAATCACTACGTACCGCCACTTATTTATATGCCGCTGCCGTGCAGGTTTTACACGGGCGCGTTGATTTGGCTGCCAAATCGCTGAAAGCAGCTTGGACTATTATGTCCAGCAATCCGATTGGCTTACTGGTTACATTAGTTCTTGCAGCAGCTACCGCATCCTACAAACTGACACAACGCACCAAAGCTTATTACGACCTAAATAAAGTCAATGAGAAAATTACAGAAAAATCAAATGATGAATATGCGCGTCAATCATCACTGATTGAACAGTTGACCACCAAAATACACAATAATAATCTTTCCAATTTTGAACGTAAAAAGGCAATTGTACAATTGCAGGCTATTATTCCGGATTATAATGCAGAGATTGATAAAGAGGGCAAAATCATCAATGAAAACACAGAGGCACTTGACCGATATAATGCCGTATTAGCAACCAATATCGAATTAAAAGAGGCTGCCGACGAACTGGATAAGCACCGGATCAACCTGATGCGCCTTCAAAAATCCCCGGCATTGAGTGACAATTCACCGATGGGGTCGATGGCTCGCGAGGATGTTCGCAACAAGATTTCCCAAGAAGAAGAGATTGTTGAATCTTTAACTGCACGTTATAAGAAACTGGTACAAGAAAAATGGAAAGCATTGAATCCGGACACTCCTAAAAACAATCCCACCGGAGGCAATGACGGTGGAAAATGTCCGATATGTGGAAACAAACCTTGTACCTGCGATAAAAACAACACTTCCAAAGACAAGTTCGCCCAAGCTGAAGCCGACTACTACCGACGTATCGCTGACATCAAACGGAAGTACCTCGCTGACGATAAGATGACCCAGGAAGAATACAACAAGCAGATGCGGGATGCAGAAATACAACTGCTCAACGATAAGCTGAAGGTCAAGGGGCTTGAGCCTTCAGAGATTCAACGTATCAATGACCAAATACTTGATGCGGAAATAAAGGCGCGTGATGAATTGCGCAGGCTTGATGAACAGTCTGCCAAGGATGAAGAGAAACGCCGTAAGGAGCAGGCAGAAGAGACGTTTTCCCGTTTGGACAAAGAGTACCAAATGCAGGTGGAAGCTGCCGCCATGTATCATTATGAAAACAGGACTTCCGAGGAGGAGTATTTCAATGAGCTGCGCAGACTGCAAGATGTATATTACCATAAGGTTCTCAATGACGCGGCAATCAGTGAGGAGAAGAAAAACCAGGTACGTGAACAGATGCGTAAACGTAATCTGAAGGATGCCCAAAAAGATGCTGAAGAAGAAAAACGGATTGAACGTGAGAAGTTTGACATACTGTCTGACCTGGCGAAAGGCTTCGGAGAGACCATGGCGCAATTCTTCACGGACTCCGAGGTGTCTCTCAAGGACTTCCTGAAGAATATTCTTACTATGTCGCTTGATGCGTTGGAACGTATGATGATTATGGCCGTTACCGAACGCACCATCAAGAATATAGGTTCACTCGGCTTCGTAGGTGTAGCTAAAGCTGCCGGAGAGATTGCTCTGATAACTGCCGCATTTGAGACAGCCAAAGGGCTTATCTCCAATTTCTACACCGGCGGCTTTACTCCGTCCGGTGACTGGAATCAGCCGCAAGGTATTGTACATTCCAATGAATTTGTCGCCAACCGTTTTGCTGTGGCCAACCCGAATCTGCGACCGATATTCGACGCCATTGACGTGGCACAGCGTAGCGGTAATGTTGGTAATCTGACAGCTGAAGACATAGCGGCTGTAGCAGGTTCCGGAAAGAGTACACGTACCGTACCAGCCAAGGCACCTGCTGCCAGCGCCACAACGACGACCAATGACCCGGCTATGGTGGCGATGCTGATAGAATGTACCCGCGTATTGCGGAAGCTTAAAAACAGGCTGGATGCCCCTTTGGTAGCGGAAACTTATGTTACCGGCAAACGGGGTATCAACCAGGCACAAAAAGAATATCAGAAGTTGAACAACAATAAATCACGCAACAAGCAATGACAGAATTATACATTGACGGGCAATTGGCCGCCCTTCCTGAAGGGTTCAACATTACGTTCACCTCCGAGAATCCGTATTTCACCCGCAGTTCCAATTACTCCTTGGACATAGAACTCCCCATGCCTGCCAATCATGCCATATTCAAGCACGTGAACAGACTGGATGTGACGAAAAAAAAGACTATCCTTCCGGCCACACTCATCGTTGACGCCAGATGCCTGCTTTACGGCAGTGCGGTTTTACTCTCAGTAGAAGATGCACTGGTTAAGGTACAGCTCGTATCGGGTAATGCGGAATTTAATCTGCTGACGAATGATGATCTGTATATTGACGAACTTGATTTAGGTACAATCAGTTGGCCGAACAACAATCAGAACCGTTTCCAGCCACCTGCCAATATGGTGAACTACTACGGTTCGGTGGACGACATTGAAGCTGTATGGTTGCCGGTGTTCTATCAGGAAGCCAAATGGGAGAATCTTCAGAACGATGCAATCTATGAGTTCGGCACGAACAATTTTACCCTTTGCCCCTATTATGGCCGTCGATGTGTACAACCATACCTTTTGACAGTCATCAAGAGAATAGTGGAGTATTTTGGCTATACGTTCGATACCTCCTTCTTTGATAACAATTTCTTGCGGAACGTTTATGTATGCAGCGCGGTAAGCAGCAACCGGGTGGCCGCCGCATTGCCGCACTGGACTGTTTCCGAATTCTTTGATGAACTGGAGAAATTCCTTTGTGCGGTTACGGTGGTCAACGAACGCACCAAAGTGGTGAGTCTCGTAGGGCTTAACGATTATTTTACAGAATCCGGAAAGGAGATAATTCCTGCATCTTCCCTGCTACGGGAGTTCACTGTGGATATTGAAGATGAAAAGAATGAGAAAGACTTGAGCACTGGCAATGTGGGCTACAATCTGCCTTCCCATACGGATGACGGCTATCTGCGAATTGAAAGGGACATCATAGAGGCTGCATACAAACAAGAATATGATTCTTACGATGCAATGCTGGCCGCATACAATGGAATGGGTGACAGTGACAAGAAAAGTACAATCTTTATTGTTGGCAAACGGTATTATATCAACTACAATGAAAATGATAAGAATACGCTGCGTGAAGTCAATTTGTATGCGGATTTAATCCGTGACTCGGAATCGTCCGATGTAGAGACCTCACTCGGAATCGTCCCGGCTAAAATTATTCAGTTCAATGTCGGCGTGTATGGCTCTGTAGCTGATTACGATTTGTCCCGTCCGTACACCTCCATGGTATTGAACATACCCGCGGTGGGCTACCAGGCTACTGTTGCCAAGCAGGAGCGCTTCAATGTCCAGGAAGCCATAAACGGTGACGTGGAGCTGAAGGAGAAGCAGGAAAAAAACGGGCACATGGAAGTGGCTGTCAATACCGGCAAGTTCAACCGGCAGAACGTAACTTACAGCGGTCAGACACATGCCTATGATTATGCCTATCCTTTTACGGACTACCAGCAGAAGACCGAAGCACAGCTCACGGACTTCCTTCCGTATTCCCTAAGCTTGAACGATGTTTGTCCGGACAGTGTCGGACATCGGTTGTCGACACTCAGTCTGTTTCACTCCAATATCCCTTACACAATCCAGTTCCAAGCCAATAAGCTGCCAGATGTGAATAAGGTGTTTCTTATAGGCAACAAGCAGTATTTGTGCGAGAAGATTGAGACGGAAATAGATGTTGATGGATTAAGCAAGGTACTGAAGGGGACTTTTTACCGGATAGAATAATAATGTTAAAAAGACATCTGCCTCTCAAAAATAACTCCTTTTTCCCTTGCGTAATTACCAAAAGGTTATTATATTTGCAGTGTCATAATGTATCGCGATCTTTTTATGACTGAAGAAGAAGAGCTAAAGGCTCGGATTGAAGCTGCGAAAAAAGACCTCAGCTTCTTTTCCCTCTATTGGGATGACATTCAGAATACTGATTGGATTTCCGATGAGGAGCTTGAGGAAGGCATCAATGATTGTCTCGATGACTTGAATGATGCACAAGACAAGCTGAATGAAAACGGTAGCCCTCCTTGAGGGGGCTACTTTTTCTCTAACATATAATTTTTAGGCTTATGGACGTACAGAAAGAATTGGGAAAATGGAAGTCGGAATATGTAAAATGCAATACTCCGGAGGAATTGGCCGACCATAAAAAACGTTTCAGGGCTTTTCTGCAGACGCTTTCACCGGAGGATAAAAAAGCGTTTGCGCAAGCATTCCAAGATGGTGCCAGGCAATCAATCAATGAAGCCCAAGCCATTGTGAAAACAGTAGAAATCAGGCAGACCTTAGAAAAAGTATTGCCTTTCGCTTCTATGTCGTATATTGCCCAGCACTATTTTGGCAGAACACGCCAATGGCTATATCAACGGATTAACGGAAGTGCGGTAAACGGCAAACCAGCCAACTTCACCGCTGATGAACTGAATACTCTATCTTTAGCTCTATCTGAGCTTGGCGACATAATGAAAGATACTTCTCGGTCTATCGCGAGGCCGTAAGGTTTTTAATGACAGAGGGGCTTCCACGGGTTGGAAGCCTTTTTTATTTCATTATTCAAATAATCATGAATTAAATTTAGAATAAAAAGTTTTTTTATTTTGTTAAGTTTGATAAAATCACTATTTTAGCAACGCCAAAAAATGAATTAAATGAATCCTTTTCCATAGTGTAACCCATAAGATTGGGTTCAGGTTTATTCATTCCTGTAGGCGCACTATAGTGAAGGATTCGCCATTTAATATTATGACAAACAAAAAATACAAATCTATCAGTATTTCTAATTTAATTATAAATCCAGATAATGATCGTTTTGAGTCTGTTGAGAATGAAAAGCAGGCTATAGACATAATGCTAACAAAATTAGGAGACAAAATTTATTATATTGCGATACATATTTTAGAGAATGGGTTGTCTCCCAAGCCATTTTATGTTATGCCATCAAAGAAATCTAACAAGAAATTTCTTGTAAAGGAAGGAAACAGAAGAACCACAGCATTAAAATTGATGGCTAACCCTAAGTTAATTGATTCTAAAAAACATGCTTCATTAAAGAATCGTTTTTTTAAGCTGCATGAAAGATTTATGGAAACTCCGATTAGAAAAATAATGTGCTATATTTATGATGATGTAGAAGAGGCAGATAAATGGGTTCGATTAGAACATACAGGAGAACAGAATGGAGTTGGTATAGTTGAGTGGAAACCAGAGCAAGTACAGAGATTTGATATAAAACATGGAAAAAATAAGTCTGTAGAAATACAAGCTATTGATTTCATACGAACATCTCCTTTCGTACAAGAAGAAGTAAAGAGGGCTTCCGAAAACATTAAACTCACAAATTTTGCTCGTTTATTAGGAGATAAAAGTGTTCGGGAAATTTTGGGTTTAAAGTATATAAATTCTAAATTAAGTTCTAATCTTGAAGAAGAAGAAATAGCTAAGGCCTTAGGGCAAATTATTTTAGATTTGTCTGATAAAGATTTTAAGGTTAGTTCTATATATAATGCCAAGCAAAGAAAAGATTATATTCAAGGCTTAGGAGAAAAACTGCCTGATAAAAATAAGACAATAGGAGAAGTTTGGAGGTTGGATAATCCATTAGAACAAATTCCTAATTTGGAAGAAGAAGATAATACAGCAAAGAATGAGGGAAGTGATTTGCATTCTAAGGGACATTTAAAGAAGTCTATTCCGACCCAACGTAAAACTCTTATACCCAATAATTGTATTATTAGGATTTCCAATCCAAAAGCAAATAAAATTTATGATGAATTGAAAAAAATAGATGTTCGAAGTTTTGTTAATTGTGCAGCTGTCACTTTGAGAGTTTTTTTAGAATTAAGTGTAGATACTTTCATTGAAAAAAAAGGATTACTTAAAGAAGGAGAAATTTCGGCTTCCAATTCTTCAAGAAGTTTGTATCAGAAGGTTAATGATGCTAGTCAATACTTATATAAACCTCAAATCCGCAACTAAGCTCTTCAGCGTCCTTCTTGCGTCTAAACGTCCTCTCATCACTGAATTAGCAGATAAATTGAGGCTGAAATACCCACTTCTGCCCACAATATCCCCTTGCCCCACTATGCGACTTGAGGCAATACGCAGTATCATACCCATAAGTTGTAGGCGTTATCCAAAATCAGTCTGAAAAATATCTGCGTAAGCATTATTACAGGTATAGATATTCAGCACATACCGCCTTGATGTTCTGATCCACTTGGCTGGTACAGAGACAAACCTGAAGACAAACGCTTTTATGCGACTTGTTGCATTGAGTCCGAACCTCTTTACGTCAAGTCTGTGGATAATGGCCTTGTAGAAATTACGGATAAGTGCCGTAAGAAGAAGGAACACAGTGTTCTCTGCCATGAAGGATTTGGGCAATCTGTCCCACCCGAAACCATTGTTCATATCATCGAAGATACGTTCCTTTCCTCCACGAAGGTTATAGAACTCGACAATTTCTCTTGTGGAAGATTCATAGTCGTTAGTCAGGATACAACGGTATGTGTATTCTCCTTCCCAAAGATCCAGCACACCGTCCATCCGTTTCTGTCTTTGAATCACAAGTCGGTATGCTTTACCCTTCCACTTCTCAACAAGAATAGAGTTCAATTCGAACTCAATGCCATTGATTTCCTCAGTCTTCCAGCCTCTAAGAGCAAAGATGTCATTGTAGAGCGAACTGCAGCGGTTTGCGCGGATATAGAAGGATTTGCTGTGTTTCTCTATTTCCTCCACGATTTCCTCGGAACATGATCCACAATCAGCTCTGAAACGATTGATTGTAAGTCCGTTCTGCTCAAATCTCTCAAAGAATCTCTTCAGCGTGTCCTTCTGATGAAAACGAACGTTGGTGTTACCATCGCTATTCTCAATGCCAACAATCAAGTCGTCAATAACCGCCACGCCAGGGCGATAACCAAGGAACTTCTTGTATGTAGGCTTTGCATCATACTTCTCAGTCTCTATGAACTGATGGTCGAAATCAACATCATACATCTCGCCCTCTTTCAGTTGGCCGGATGCAAACATACAATTGAGCAGTAAGGTATTGAGTGTGTCAGCCGTGTTGAAATCGTAGTTCTTACCCGTATCTGATGTGTATGAGATGTTTCCTTGCGTCAGTTCCTTTATCGCTCTGAGGATAGTATCAGAACTACAAGTACGAAGTGTCGGATGGAGCGAGAGATGGTTCATCAAATGAGTAGTGACATCCTCAATGCATGAGCCACCACAGAAGTAGATACTCATGAGGGAACGGACGATTTCACTGTACTGATAACCGAACGAGCTACACCTTAGACCGAGTGTCGAGTCGATTACAGATGACAATGTGGAGTCAAATTGCTCCATGATTGAAAATATTCCTCCAAAAGGAGTGAGCTTCTCGGATTTTATTTGTATTTTTGCCATGCCTGATGAGGTTTTGTTTGATTATTTTTTTGCAACACTAAGTTAAGTGAATCCTCTGACATGGCAAAATCCTGAGCAACTTTTTGTTGCTCAGGTACTTAAAAAAAATATTTTATAATAGTGTTGCGGAATTAAGGATAAAGAATTATCATGTTAGGAAAAGAAGAAATTGTATCTCCTTCATTAGATGAATTGAAGGAACATTATCACCGCATCCTTACTCTGTTGGGTGAAGATGCCGGACGTGAAGGTTTGCAGAAGACACCTGAACGGGTGGCGAAGGCCATGTTGTCGTTGACGAAAGGGTATCATATGGACCCGCACGAGGTACTCCGTTCGGCCAAATTTCAAGAGGAATACAGTCAGATGGTGATTGTGAAAGACATTGACTTCTTCTCGCTTTGCGAACATCACATGCTTCCCTTCTACGGAAAGGCACATGTGGCATATATTCCTAACGGCTACATTACCGGACTGAGCAAGATAGCCCGCGTAGTGGATATTTTCTCTCACCGCCTGCAAGTGCAGGAACGTATGACTCTCCAAATAAAAGAGTGTATTCAGGAGACGCTGAATCCGCTGGGGGTTATGGTTGTTGTGGAAGCCAAACACATGTGCATGCAGATGCGCGGAGTAGAGAAACAGAACTCCATTACCACTACATCCGATTTTACCGGAGCATTCAACCAAGCGAAGACTCGCGAGGAATTTATGAATTTAATCAGGCATAATTCTTGACGGAGAACTCCCCGAATTGAATTTAAAAATTCAGGATGACTCTGTCTCCCAGCCGCTTTGCCATGATGCTTTTTACTTTGTTCAATTCGTTGTAGCGCTCCATGATGCTGTTACACTGGGTTTCATCATTGGCTATGGCAGGGTTCTGTAACGCAAATAGGGTATGCTTCAATTCTTCGCAGACGATGGCATATTTGAAGTTTATCATTAACCGTGGAATTAGCTCATAGAGGCGTTCTTCGTCCGTTACCATTTGTTCTATCTGTGATTTCCTTAACTGATAGCGGTTGCTGATAAGCTCCACACTCAGCTTGCTGATGACGGGGTCGGGATGCGCCACAAAATACCGTTCGGCGGTAAAACCCTCATTGTGGATACGTTCGGCAGCCTCTGTCAGGATTTGCCGGTGAAGCGGATTGTGGAAGGCAAGTTCGTCTTCTTTTAAATCATTGACTATATATTCAGTTACAGTGATAGGGGTTTCCTGCCCCTCTTCATTGGTGACATTGCACATCACCCGCTCACCATAGAGCACTACCATCTTCAGAATAAGTCGTTCGTATTTATAGAACTCCTGGCCCTCCTTGCCCTCCTGCGGGATGAAGGATACATATTCTTCCTCGGGTGGAAAAGGTGGAGGTGTTTCGGAAGGGAGACCGGCAGGCAGTGATTGGGACGGATAGCCAGCTTGTTGTGCGTCGGGGTTGGTAGCTGCAGTATGACTGCCATTGACCCCCGTTTCTGCATTGGCTCTTGCGGCATTGGCCGACCGACGCTCACGTTCTGCTCGCTCAGCTTGTTGCTCGGCTTGCTTTTCGCGACGCTTGGCAACCTCAGAAACCAGCAGTTTATCTTCTACGTGCAATAATTGGGCGCACTCCTTGATATAGACATCACGCACAATGGCTTCGGGAATGATGGAAATGCTCTGCACAAGGTTTCCGATAAGCTCGGCACGCTTGATGGGGTCTTTTCCAGCATCTTCCAGCAACAGATTGGTTTTGAAGCGGATAAAGTCCGTTTCATTCTCTTGTATGAAGGCCTGGAACTCCGTCGCATTGTGTTTGCGTGCAAAGGAGTCCGGGTCGTCACCATCGGGCAGGAGGCAGACTTTGACGTTCATGCCTTCTTCCAGCAACATATCAATACCTCGGATAGAGGCCTTTATACCGGCAGCGTCACCGTCGTAGAGCACTGTCATATTGTTGGTGAAACGATGAATCATCCGGATTTGTCCGGATGTCAATGCTGTGCCCGAAGAGGCAACCACATTCTCTATGCCCGATTGGTGCATGGAAATGACGTCTGTATAACCTTCGACCAGAAAACAACGGTCTTGTTTCACAATGGCTTGTTTGGCAAAATATATGCCGTACAGTTCATTGCTTTTATGGTAAATCTCCGATTCAGGCGAGTTGACGTACTTCACCTTGACGCCTTTGGTGGCGCCGGCAAGCACACGTCCCCCAAAAGCCACCACCTTGCCGGAGAGAGTGTGTACCGGAAAGATGACGCGCCCCCAGAAGCGGTCTCGCAGTCGGTGGTCGTCCGTCTCGTAGCAGAGGCCGGTCTTGACAAGATAATCCTTTTTATAGCCTTTCTTCAAAGCTTCCTGGGCAAGGGCATCGTGGCTCTCGGTACAATAGCCCAACTGGAACTTCTCGATGATGTCATCCCGGAAGCCGCGGCTGCGGAAATAGGCCATGCCGATACTCCGTCCGTCTACGTGGTTCTTTAGGATATTCTGGAAGTAGTCACGGGCAAAGTTGTTCACAATGAAGAGGCTTTCCCGTTCACCCTGTGCTATCTTCTCCTCGCTGGATAGTTCGCGTTCTTTGATTTCAATGCCGTATTTTTTTGCGAGATATTTCAGCGCCTCGGGATAAGACATCTGTTCGTGCTCCATGATGAAATGCACTGCATTTCCTCCTTTTCCGCAGGCAAAACACTTGCAGAGCCCTTTGGCGGGGGATACATAGAAGGAAGGGGTTTTGTCATCGTGGAAAGGGCACAGACCTACATAGTTCACACCGCGTTTGCGCAGGGTGACAAAGTCTGATACGACATCGTATATCTGTGCGGCATCAAGTATGCGGTCTATGGTGGGTTGGTCTATCAT